ATCAGAACGTTGAGTCCAGAACTGATCACGTTGAGCGTCACTGAAGCCACTCCCACAGTTAAGGCTATAATTGTATCCATCATCTTCTCCTTCTAGTATTACGGCACCTAATCTTCCTTCATTACGTCCGGTACCTTCTTCAACGTTTGCCACTTTCAAAGTAACTTCTATAAATGGTTTTGCTTTAAGCCAGCTATGCGTTCTCTTACACTCATAAGGAGCATCTATGTCTTTAATCATAACACCTTCGTAACCACCGTCTACAGCCGCTTTATTTAGGTCTACAAAGCGTTTACTTCCTTCGGGAGTGTCTAAGTCTACATCTTCCCATTCAAGTGCTTGTACGTGCTTTAAAATGCTTTTATTTTGTTCTACCCAAGCCTTGACTGCTTGGCTTCTAAAGGATTGTGGTTTGTCCCAAATACCCTTTTGGAATTCTGATAATGGACACATATCAAATAAATGTAACACCGCATCCTCTGACTGCTTACCATCTTTACGATGTACTTGCTTCATAAGGTCTTGGAAGTTAGCACTCATTACTTCGCCATCTAATACAAGATCATATGGAGCAGGTTTCTCTTTTAACACTTCTTCAATCTCTGTAATGATGTGTCCAAAGTTATGAAACTGTTTTCCATTACGTGAAAACATTTCTACTTTATCACCACGGATGATTGTAATTACTCTAACACCGTCTAGCTTCACTTCAATTTGTTTCTTACCAATCATTTTCTTTTCATGGTTAGCTGAATCATGTGCTAGTGGACAAGTAAATACCGGAATAGCATATTGTGGAAACTTCTTTGCTATTTTGTTAACGGTCTTTTCACTCACTCCGCAACGTAGATCTTTAATCAATATTCTACGATAAAACATGTTCCATTGTTCTGCTGTCGCAATATCTCTTGTGAGCAATATCGCATCACGAGCATCATGTCCTGTAAGTTCTCTGTTTTGTAATTGATCAGCAAGTTTCTGAAATATTTCCCATTTAAGTCCTTGACCGTCTACTTTTGAATCTGGAACTTGTTTTACACCAAAAGTTACAAGCGGGTCTAATGCCATACGCAACCCCACGAAAAATTCGTCCAGTCCTTCTTCCATGGCTTCTTGCAATACTGCTTCTTTTGCCAGTCTGGAATTGTCAGCTTCTAGTTTATCAATAATCTCTTGTGGTTGTGTTCTCATTTTGCCTCTCTTTTTCAAATTTTGCTTCTGCCTTAAAAATGACATAGAAGAATACGACTGTAATTGGTATCCCCAAAAATAATAATCCTAATCCACTTGCTACTGTCATTTATACTTTATAATACTATCAATAAATCTATTTGTCAAGAAAAATTTTACTAATAGTTAACCAAAAACACTTTTGGATAAATATTTATGAAGAAAACCACTATCAGGTTAGAGGGCAAAAAGTTGATAGATCCAGTAACAGCAATCGCGGGGGCAACCGCGGCTTTCAATACGATCAAGGCAGGATTCGCGGCAGGTAGAGAAATTGAATCTATGGCCGGCGATTTAGGTCGATGGATGAATTCTGTTTCAGATATTAAGAAAGCTGAAGAATTAAATAAAAAACCACCTTTATTCAAAAAAATATTTAATGCAGGTTCGGTAGAAGAAGAAGCTCTGAATATTTTCATGGCTAAGAAAAAAGCTGAAGACATGAGAGAACAACTCAAACAGATAATTTCCTTTTCAAGAGGACCTTCTGCCTGGGAAGAGCTTTTAAGAACAGAAGCAGATATCAGAAAAAAACGCCAGCAGATGATTTATGCACAGGAAGAACGCAGACGTCAAATTTTAGAAGTCATAGGCATCATTATTCTAGTGCTTATTATCGGAGGATCAGCAATAGGACTAACGTGGTTGATTGTAAACTCTAGAGGTATGTGATGATACATGCTTTTATGTTGGTTGTAGTGCTTGGCACTGGCGACGAACGGCAAGTGCAACCTAATGCAATGATATTTAGAAGTATAGACGTTTGTCAATACTATGCAAAACGCATACCAAGACAATATGGCAACTACGGAAGCAAACACCTAATTGATCCCAAGGATAGAGTGACTGCGTATTGCAAGCCTGTTTATGTACAGAACGGTCCAAACATCTATGATCACTAATCAAGCATGATAAGGGTCTTTGTCTAGATACTTTCCCCATTCACTATAGTAATGACGCATACCAACTTCATCGTGTATAGTATGGTTCTCATGCCGGCCATGTAGTATATTTCTTGTCTCAGTCCCTACGGCCATGGAAGCACCTTGTCCTGTGACTCCGAGTAGGTCCTCATGAAGGTTCCTACCAAACGGTCCCCATATAGTATTGTGATGTCTTATTCGTTGTCCTCGCTCTTCAGGCGTGTCCTTACGTAAACCATAACCTCTAAATTCTATCAGCACTTTGTCGCAACCTAATGGAGTTACTGAATCGCTTCTGTAAGCACTTCCCCGTAGATTAAAATTGAATCCAGGAAACAGGTCAACCATGTACCATTGGTTGGGTGGAAGGTTTGGAAATGACAGTTCTCCTCTATCTCCATCCTTATCAAATTCTGTGTAGTTGACTGTGAAAGAACTTACATTGACATGGCCATTGTCAAATGCAATGTTCTTGCGAGCAAAGTATTCATCATTGAATCCTGTTACTCGATTGAAATAGTGCATGAAGTCATGATAGAACTCACTGTTGGTATCATGCCAAAGTTTATAGTTGGTTGGAATAATTGCTTTGTGATAATGAAACACTTCTAGTTCTTCTGTGTCGATTGCATCAGTTATGCAATCAAATGCTCCTGCGGTCCATTGTTCTACAGTCATTTCAGGATCAGGATTGAGTGTTACCCAAACCATTCCTCCATGTTTGACTTCACAATGCAATTCAGTGCCTTGGTAGTGCATTACCGTGCCTGATGGCATTGTCATTACGGGATTGTTGTTTAGGTAGGCCTTAACTTGTTTGCCTTCGTTGATTGCGATCACATTAACCCCGGCAATCTGTGTGGTCCTAAAGTTGCCTAAGTTATACATTTCACTTATGTGACACATAGGAACCCAAACTTTCTTAAAGATAAGTTCCTGTTCTTGTTCAAATATTTCTGGACTATTGTAGGCTGTGCTACTTATAAATTCAACAGCTGGTTTCTTCAACCACTGTTTGTGATTACGTGCTGGCATATCTTCTCCTGTGTATAATAGTATTTAAAACATAATAACACAAAAAAATAGCTTTGTCTAATAGGTATTAGCTATTACGTAATAGTTGGCTCTGGGGGGAGGACTCGAACCTCCACGGTAAATATATTGCAGTACATCTACCACACGAGAAACAGTCGTGCATGTCTACCAATTTCATCACCCCAGATCAAAACTACTTCTTATCTAAAGCGGCAATCATTCTAGTCATGCCTATGCCTCCGCCCACTCTTGGGAAGAAGTCAAACTCCAAGAACTTTTCTAGTTCTGCTTCAACTCTCTCTTTTGTAAACAGTTTGTATAGTAACTCACTGTATTCACCATTAGTAATAGTATGGAATGTATCACGCATCTGTTCCTTGTCAGTGCTACGTTCTGCTGAACCGATTGTCTCCATACCACCTAAAATAACATCAATCTTTTTTGAATGAACTCCGTCTTCATATCTACTCATGTTCCAGAAAGGACTGGTAAACTCAGGAAAGTCAGTAATCATACAACTACCAAAGTTGTTGTACATAGACTCTTCATGTGATGCTTCTAACTCTCCATCTATTTTAAAATGTTCTTGCCATTCTTTGTATGTGTGTTCTGTTGGCTTATCAAATTCCAAATATTCACACAGTTCGTATTCCATCTTTTTAAGATCATCTATGTTTCCTGGCATTTCAAATTCAAACATTGGAAATATTATATCATGTCTGCCTGGTATAGCATTAGGCTCTTGTCTATAGGAAGTGGAGACACAAAAAAACCCCTTACTAGAGGGGCTACTTAATAATTCGTGTTCCAGCCACAT